CTATGGATATCTTGGTGTACGTCATTAATTTTTTTGTTAGTTTCTTCTTGCATAATTCTACATAACTTCTCATGGTCATCAATTCTTTGATGAGCAAGGGTATCTTTATTAGATTGTTTTCTTGGCACTTACTATCCCACCTTTATTAAATAAATTTAAGGCTTGTGCTAATTGTGGATCTGCTGCACCAGTTGGAGTAGCACCACCCCCTTGATTAATTACAGGAAAGTTACTTTGAGAAACATTTGGTAATGGCACTCTTGATAGTTCAGTTTGTTGTTCAATTGCATCAAAATAATTTTGTATACCGTTTCTAACTTCTGTAGCTTCTGCTTCTGGTATAATACCTAACGTAACTAATCTACCGAGCATTTGATTATAAACTGATTGCATTTTTTTAGGTGTGTTTGTTTTTTGAACAACCTCTTCTACAGCAGACTTAAAAGCAAGTTGTTGAAACTTAGGATCAAGCATTGCTTTACCAACATATTTAGGAGCAATCAAAACTCCTAAAGCTGGTAAAATACCACCAGCTGCAGCGGCACCCCCAACTGCAACGTTAGCAGGAGAAAATAATCCTCCTCCGAACTGCAATAATTGTCCAGCTGCTCCAGCTTGTTTTAACTGAATTAAAACACCACCAGGTATACCACTTATATCTGATATTCTACCTTGTGCAAAACCAAGAGTAGTTTTTAATTTTTCAATTTTTTGAATGTCTGTAGAATCAGGAAATAAAGTTTTAAGTGTTTCTGCGTTGTTATCTAATGCTTTTGTAAATTTTCTAATATCATAAAAACCACCAAACTGCACATCTTCTACAAATGATTTAGATAACATGTTTTGTAAGTAATGACCTCTTAAACTATCTTTTAATGTTTTGGCTTCTGCAGTTGTAATTGATTTACCAATGGCATCTCTAAAAGCTGGATTTTTTGTAAGAGTAGGTAGTTGGTCAATATCACTTAATACTCTTTTTAATAAATCAGTTTTTTCTCCATCAGTTATACTTTTAAATACAGATCCTAAATCGGCAGTTTCTCTAGCTCCTTTTGCTAATAGTGCAACAGTTGTACCTCTTTGAAAAACTTCCATACCTTGTTCATAAAAACCTTTAGCATCTTCTAACGCTTTTGCTGCTTTTGGATTTAATCCTGACTTTGCTAAAAAATCTGGAGACAACATATCATCCATAGTTTTAATTACTTGTTGTAAATCTTTTAAATCATCTCCAGGAACATTTTGAGCTTTTAAAATTTGTCTACCTGTTGCAAGATCAGATCTTATTTTTGACAATTGTTTATAAGAAACCAAACCCTCTGACTCATCAGCTAATTTTGTAAGATCTCCTGATAAATCATCAAGGTATCCTTTAACAGGATTTAATCTTCCGCTACCTAAACCCTCTCTAATATTTTCTTGAATTTTTGCAACTGTTTCACTTAAACTATTTTTAGTTCCTACTTTTTCAAAAATACTTAATGCTGGTTTTGTTTTTGCAGCACCTAATAAATCATCTACTTTTTGATACATAGAATCAGACGCAGTTCTAAATAATTGATCTGCGTTATTAAACATATTTAAAAACATGGTTCCAACTTCCGATTTGTTTTGAGCTAAACTACCTTCAGTCAAATCTTGCACCATGTCATAAGCTACTTTGTCTCCTATGTCTTTTAATGCTCTATATCTACCAGCAAACCCTGAACCTCCTAAAATTGATTTCGATATAATAGTTTCAGCAATATTTATTCCTTGATTATTTGTTTTGAATGCTGGAGTTAAACCTTTTTGTGCTTCAATTGCAGATCTTTTTAATGTTTCAAATTCATCAGCTGGTATATTTCTGGACTTCATGTACTCTTTAATTAATTTATCATCAGGTTGTAAACCTTTTAACGCTTCTAATTGTTTTGTTGGGCTTAGCTTCATTAAATTTTCAGCAGTAGTTTTTCCATATAATATTTCATAAGATTTATTTTTAAGTGTTTGTTCCGCTACATCAGCACCTTGTAAAACCTCTGCAAATTGTCTTGGCTTTGCTGAACCTAAAATTTTTGAAATAATTGGAGCTGCTTTAATAGCTAAAGGCGCACCAATAGCCTCTCCTAAAGCTCCCTCTCCAGCTGCTCTTGCAACTTCTTTAACTACATTTTCACTTGGATCAAAAGTTTCTGAAACTAATGCACCACCAGCTCCACCCGCAGCAGAACCTGCTGAAGCTTTTGCTAGTGCTTTCAAAAATGGTAGACTTCTCATACCAACCATTCTTACAATTCCAGGAAGTGTAAATCCTCCAGCTGCAATAGAACCAACTATTGAACCAGCTACCTCAGTTACTATTCTACCAAAGTTAGGACCATCGGCATATTCTGTTGCTGCTTTGTCGGCTACTGAGTCTCCTACTTTATCACTAATAAGAGTTTGTAATGCTTTACCTATTTCTTCACTTTCTTGTGCAGTAGGTGTATCTCCCTCTATCTCAACTACTCCTAAACCTTGAACGTTTATTCTACCCATTTTATTTCTTTACTAGTTTACCACCTTCAAAAACATATAAGTCTGCTGAGGGGTCATAAGTTAATGATTCAGGATTTGCAGAAATACCGAGTTTACTAAATGCATCCTTATAATACTCTAAATTTCCTGGATCACTTACAGTACCACTAGCATCTAGTCTACCATCAATTTCTGCTAATTTTTCTTTCATGGTATTTACTTTTGCAATAATTACATCTTCATTATCAGTTATTGTAGGTAACAATGCATTGAAACTTGCTTCCTCCAATGGTCCAACTTGTGCACCCCTTAGTGCTTTAATTGCACTCTTTTTAAATTCTTCAATTGTAACATTAAAGGCTGCAGCCTTTGGATTCATGTTTAATGCAGCAGTTGCTTTTGCAATTCTTCCAGCTATAGGACCAGAGCCTATTTGTTTTACCCCCAATAAAATCTTGTCTGCTTGTTTTAGCGTTGCTGATCTATCTGCCGCTTTTTCTCTTTCTCCAAATGTAGGTTTATCTGCAATACCAGTAATGTTACCACCTTTTACTTTTACAATTAATCTATCTTTTGGATTGTAACCTAGTTCTTTTTTCTCAGCCGCAGTAGCAGATCTAACAGTTTCAACAGCTTCTTTTTTCTGTGCTTCTTCTAAAGCTATTAAAGTTGCTGGTAATTTTTCTGCTCCTTGGCCTACTGCTCTTAGTACACCACTCAATGCGCTTTCACCTTGTCTTTGTGTAGATTGTAATAATGGCGCTGCAAATTGAGCTGCAATAATAGCTTTTTCTCTAGATGATAAGCCACCCGTTTGGAAATGTTGTATATTAGCAATACCACCTTTATTAAATGCTTTAGGTTTATGTATTTGAAAATATCTATCTCTAAACATTTTTCTTGTTAATACTTTTTCCATATTACCTCGGTTGCATTAGATTATATGTAGAGTACGCACCTAATCCTGCACCGAGAGCTTGTCCAAAAGGATTAGCACCGGGAGCCGTGGATGCTGTAATTGTACTCTGAGTAGTTGGTAAATTTGTCATGATACCTTTTAAGAATTCTATTCTTTGGAATGGTTCATATGCTCTTTGTAAAGCAGTTTGTCTTTGAGCCTCAAGTTGTTGTTGACCAATACCTCTTTGTAAAGCACCAGCTTGCATCTGAGCTTGAATATCAGCAAGACTCATTGCTTGTTGTTGTTGCCCCATTCTTCCTAAAGCTTGACCAGCTGCAAGTTGAGTACCACTAACTAAATTTTGTTGTTGTTGTGCTGCACCTAATGCAGTTTGAAATCCTTGTGCTTGAGCTTGGCCAATCTGAGAAAGTCTAGCTCTTTCTAATTCCGCTTGAGCTATTCCTTGTCTTCCACCACCAAAAGCTCCTGAAGCAACTGCTTGTGCACCTAATTGATTTTGTGCTATTTGTGATTGTCTATTTATTTCATCAGTTACATAAGATTGAAAAGGATTAAAAAATTGTGAAATGTTAGGTCCAGCCGCAGCAGTTTGTTGTGCACCTAATAGTGACCCAATACCAGCTCCAACAGTTGGAGCACCCACTCCTGTTTGTCCAGCTTGTGTTATTGCAGCTTGTTCAATCCCAGATAAAGGTGCTACTTGTATAGCAGGTAAATTTACAGGACTTGCTGCTAATTGAGCAGCTTGATCATATAGACTTAGTTTTCTAGCTTCTACACCTGGTGCCTCTCTTTGAGTAACTGTTGACTGTCCAGTTGATGCTGGAGCACTTGAACCGCCACCTCCAAAAATAAAACTCATTATTTAATCTCCTTTGTGTATAAATATCTTTTTACATCCCAACCTTTAGTTTTTAAAAAAGGTTGCCATCCCGGTCTTGCGTGTACTGCAATTCTTTTGCATTTAGTTTCTTTTGCAAGAGATTCAATTTTATTTGCAAGTTTGTCTTGCCACAAATTTCTTTTTTCACCTTTTAATAAAATAACTTCACATTGTTTAAAATTAGGTAATGCAACAATTCTTGTTACACACACTCCAAAAACTTTATAACCTTCTCCATCATCTGATCCAAACATCATATGTAATTGCATTGAACTATCTTTTAAAAATTTTTTTAAATCTTGAATGCTCATTGGATCGCCATCATATTTTAAACCCTCTCTCAACATAAACTCACAAAGATCCCAATAGGTATCAAGAGTTTGAGGAAAAATCTCTAATACTTCAACTTCTTTTTTTATTTTAATTTTTCTTGCTTCCATTTGTTATATCGTAAATTCTTTTAAATTGTTTTTGTTGATTATAAAAAAAATCTGCTCCTGCTTTTCTCATACCCTTAAAACTTTTTGGATCTGCACCTGATAGAATACCAGCTCCTAAAACAGCATCAGCTCTTGATACAAATTCTCCATCAGCTAATTGAGCCAACATTGTATCTTCATCTTTGTCTCCAGCACCAGCTCCATCTTCAACATAACCACTAGCTCTTACATAATTGTTTACATCATTTTCATCATGATCAATTTTAGATGGTAAATAATTTACACCACCTTGATTATATTTTGGTAACATGTTAGCTAGACCACCCTCATTTGCATAAAACATATTTGATCCAGTTACTTCAGCCATAGTTGGTTTTGCAGTTGCCGTATCAACTGGTTTAAATGCACCTTTTAATTTTTCTGATTGTTCCTTGTAAGCTTGTTTATAATCTTCTTCTGTAAACTGTGGTTTCACTCCCTCTTCATCTCCTGCTAGTAAAGGCAATATTGTGGAAGCTGCAATTAATTTTGTTCCTGTATCTGCTCCTAAAATTCCTGAACCCTCTACTGCTGGTGCAGCTTCTTGTATTACTTTTCCTGCAGAATCAGTAATAACTTTTTTTTCTGCAACACCTTTTTTACCTATTATATTTTTTAAAAAATTAGAATCACCCATTCCAGGAATACTACTAAAAGGAGAACCTCTTCCTATTGTGCCTAAAAAACCTTGTCCTGATTGTGCTGCTGTGCCTAATGCTCCAGCTCTTGAAAGTGCTCCTATACCAAAAGCAGAACCTCCGATAAGTGCAGCATCTTTTAATGCTGATCTAGTTGATTTTCCTCTAAGTTTTTGTACGCCAAATGTGGCTAATGCAAGTGTAAATGGATCCATATACTATTTTCCCTAATAATAGCATATATTACCATTTTATTTACGTGCTATCAACTCATCGTAAAACTTGCCTTGATATTGATGTTCTCCAACATGAACTATTGCATCATTAACATATGCATAACATTTACCACCTATGTCTCTCCATAATTTACAAAAAGCAAAGTCTTCTCCATTATATGTTTTTTCTTTTGGATCATGTAATGTGTCAAAGAAATTCCACATGTTTGGCTTATTAACATATTTGCCGTTAATAACAGTTTTTTGAACTATTTCTTTATCTGGATATTTTTCAATCATTTTTTCTATAACTTCTCTTTTAATAAGCATACATCCAGTTGGTGAATCAGTTACTTCCATAACTCCTTTATCTAAATTTATATTATCAACATTAGGAACTTTCATAGGATAGGTGTGTAAAGCTCTTCTAATATCATCTGGAGATTTAATTCTGCCCTCTTTCATTTTTTGAAATGCTTTTTCCCACATTAAAGTTTTTAATGGATACGGCACTGATATAACATGTTTATCTGCTTTCAACATAGAAAAGATTGATTTACCTTGAAAGTAAATATCCGAGTCGATAAATAATAAGTGTGTAGCTTGCGACTCTAAAAATCCAGCAACTGACAAGTTTCTTCCTTGCGTAACTAAAGATGATTTTATTAAATGAAAAGATACTTTTAACTTTTTCTTAAAACACATTTGTTGGAATTCAATTAAAGCTTGTGTGTAATGTATTGAAACTTCACTATGGACTGGTGTAGCAACAAACAGTTGGAAATTTTTGTAATCTTCAGGTTCTTCTACCCATAAAGGCTCTACAGCTTTTTCATAATCTGATTGAGTTTCTATACTAACCTCTTGTAAAGTTTGATAAGTATCTTCGTTTATATATTTATTGCTTGACATTTATAGCCCCTTTTAAAAAATTCTCCCACTCTTTACCCTTTTTATCCCAACTGTAAAATTTTTTAAAGTATTTTTGTTGTTCTTCTAAATGATTTTGTATGGTATCTGTGTGAAGATATTCAGCACACGTATCTATTGCACTAGCAAAAGTGTGCCCTAAAAGTTGTAAGTCTTTACTATAATTAATATATACTGGCCATTCTGCGCAAGTTTCTGGCAAAGCTCCAAAGTTTGTAGTTATGACATGTAGACCAGCTGACAAAGCCTCTAGAGCAGAAACACAAAATGTTTCTTCAAAAATAGAAGGATAAACAAAAAGATCATAATTTGAAATGTTTTCTAAAATATATTCATGAGGTTTAAAACCTATATAATTTACATTCTTTAATTTTTTTGCTTGGTTAAATAAAGCCTCTGTATCTTTGTTAGCTCTTAATGCAAATTCACTTCCGTATACTTGATTTGAACTATACACATCTAAAGTTATATTAGGATTTTTGATTAACTGCATTGCTAGTAACAAAACATTTAATCCTCTCCAAGGAGTGCAATGATGTATAATTCTAATTGGATCTCCTTTTTTATATATTTTTCTTTTAGGAAAATGACTCGCACCATTTTTAATTACTATTGATTTATCTTCTGGTGTTTGAAAAAAATATCTAAATTTTTCAAAAGTCCAATGTGAATTAAAAACATACCAATCATATTCATGGTGTCTATCTTTATTTCTAAAAAAATTTTGTAAATTTGGTTGATCCCAAGAATTTTTTTGCCAAAGGATATTTATTTTATTTGGATCAAGTGGAACTTTACCTGGAATCGAAGTGCATATTTGAAATTTATCTAGTAAATCTTTTGATACATATTTCTCAAGATACTCGTGTTGTAATTCTGTAGCACCTCTTGGTTTCATTATTTTTTTGTTTTGGCACCAATATTACCAGCTCTTGTGACTTTTATTTCGAGGTCTTGTCTAAAATCATCCTCAGTAGTATCAGTATTGGGATCAGCAACATCAGCATCAAAATCAGCTTTGCTATCATATACTTTTCCTGTTCTTTTGTGTTTAATAATTTCTGTTGCTTCAGCAGCTATTTTTGGTAAATCACTCATTGTTTCCGTCCTTGTCTATTATATTTTTTATTATGTTGCAACTTCTTTTTTTTGTTAGGATTTTTTGTATGTCGTCTAGGTCTTTTTCTAGGCTTTGGCCTTGGAACGTAATGTGTAAATTTTTGTCTAGCCATTTTTGTACCACGCTAAAATAACAAATCTTTCGCCTTCTTCAAGACTACTTACTTTATGTTTTTTATCTGAATCAAATATGCAAATTTTTCCTTTTTCTGGTTTTATCTCATAATCTTCAACTGTTGTAACACCACCTTTATAATTATCATTTAGGTAAGTTATAGTGGTTACATCATAATATATAGTATCGTCATGCCAATCATGGAATTCACCTACAGGCCAAAATGCTAACTCTATATTTTTTAATATTTTTCTTGGTTTTAATTTAATATATTTTTTTACTATATTATTAATAATAGGGTTTTCATGAAATTTACTTAAATCTAAGATTGATCTTTTTTTAAATAATTTAGTATTACTTTTATTTTTTTTATAAAAATTAATTAACTCATCACACAAACATGGATGTAAAAAATATTCGACTTCAGTCATTACCCATTTTCTTGTGATCTATCTATTTGTGCGTAACTTATTGCTCCTTGTATTGTATTACTTCCCGTGGCCGCTTGCACTGTTATTGCATCTCCAGCTTCTAAATTTAAACCTTGAGGTGTAGCATTGACTTGTGTTTTTGCAGCAAGATCAGCTCTAAAAAATTCATATTCCGCACTTGAATCAGATGAATCAACTAAATTCATATTGACTAACACGGCTGATGATCCATCATTATTTGCACAATAAACACTTTTAACTATACATGTTGCATCACTTGGGCAGGTAAACACTGTAGTCTTTCCTGTGCTTGCTTGTTTAAAACCTTGATTTTTATATTGTATAGTCATGATAAAAAGTAATTAAAAGCATCCTGTTCATTTTTAAGTTCTTGTTGATAAGATGTATTTAACTTATCTTGCATCGTTCGTAAAGACTGAGTTACTTGTCTTTGATTTTCCTCAGTATAAATAGGTGTAGGTTCAGGAATTACTATATCAACTCTAGCCATTATCTCATTCCATCTAATTGTACGTCTGCTCTAAAAGTTCCAAATCTCCAATTTTGGTCAGTGGAAGTATTAGCAATTTTCAAACTAGCAAATCTAGCTCTAGCTCTGGTGTCAACTTTTTGTGTTGAGCCTGTAACTGTAAAAGGACCAAGAGGAGAGGAAGCTTCAGTATCGCTAGGAAAATTTCTTAATAAAATAGTTACTTGAGCATCACCTTGTATGGTTTTAAAATCTGGAACAAATCTTCTCATACTCATAAAATACTCAGCGTTTGTACCATCAGGATTAAGACTAAAATCTCCTGACTCTATGAAAGCTGGTATAGCAGTCTTGTTACCATCTGTATCTACTTCATTGACACCTTTTTCATGTTCAAAATATTTAGTAGATCCGTTAATATTCGTAACACCTTGTACAGTCGGAAAAGTACCTACACCAGTTGAAGTAAATTCTGTAGCATAGGGATTTGAAAATAAATTTGCATCCACCCAAGTTGTTCTTGATAAAGAACCAGTTACCCAAGTTCCATCTTGATAATTGTAACACACATATCTATCATTGAAATCAGAAGTAGCTTGTGGATAATACCAACATATTTCTTCATATAAATGATTTAAACCTACATATACTGACTCACCAGCTGAAAAGTTTACTCCTAAATTGTTACCATTTTTTGTGGTAAAAACAAAATCTTCAACAGCACAAGGTAAGGATTTTACAGTACCATCGAATGCAAAAAAACCACCAGACTCTCCCATCCAATAAACTATACCATTTACATATTTCATAGCATGTTGCCCAATACATCCACAGTTAGAACCCACTTGTCTTATTGAGAATGTAAATGGTGGTCCAACAAACTGCATTACATAGGCTGCGTTATCTGTTAAAATAAAAGTATAGTCTTTACCTTTTACTGCCCCTACAATTTTTGTGCCCGAATCAAGTCTAAAAGTTCCTGCAGTATTAACAGAGGTAGGTGTATAATCACTTATATTTTCTTGATCTGAAAATCTTATAAACATTTTGTCTTGTGTGCTTTGTGTCCCAATCGTTGTTTCAGTTCCTAACATAACTAAATGTCTATCTCTATCTGAAACCAATGACATGACAGAAGCAGTTGGTGCATTTGTAATTATTTGTGCTCTTGTATTTAAAGCATTAGAATTTGAATTTATAGGATTCCAAGAAAAAGATTGACCATTTTTAATAGTAGCAATAAGTTGTTGTCCAAAATTATCTAATGACCATGAAGCAGGATCTACTGTTAAGGTTTGAGATAATGATTCAATACCCCACCCTGTAAATACTTCAACACCCGCACCACTTGAGTGCGCTGATCTAGTTCCTGCTGCAGCTCTTGTGATACCCGTTATATCGTTTGAAGAAATTCCTGTATATGAAATGAATTCTGCGCCAACTTTTATTGTTCCTGTCGAAGGAAATCCTGTCGTAGATGCAAGCGTTATCGAAGTGCCTGATCCTCCAGTTCCTGCAGTGTCATCATTAAGTGATCCATTTAATGTGCTAAACACTTGTTGGCCACCACCCCAAAGTCCTGTACCCCATCCAAATCCAAATGTTGAACCTAAAGCTCCAGGTTTAATATAAGGTGTAACAATTGCAGAACCGCTTCCTGCAACCGTGGTTCCTGCTGCGCTAGCCATGGTGATTGTAAAGGTATCACTTCCCGGTACAGTAACAACTTGAAAAGGTGTTGTTGTAAAATTAGCTGCAGTATATCCAGCTCCTGACGGAGGAGTTACAGATGAAAATAAAAATATATCTCCCGGTTCCAAACCATGAGCAGGTTTATTAACTGTTACTGTAGCTGAAGTATTAACAGTGTCAAAGGTGCAACCAGTTAAAGCTGTGCCAAGTGGAGTAATATCAAAAAAAGCACCTTCATAATAAATTACTAAAACTTTATTAGTTCCTATTGCAGCATATTTTCTACCGTCTAAATCAGCCCAAATAAATTGTTCTCTAGCTGCTCCAATTATTGTGCTCTCTAAAATTTGTTCCCATCCTCCAATTTTTTCTGGTAATCCATATCTAAATCTAACAAAATCACCGTCAGTCCATTTGCCTTCTGCTCCTGTTTGAGTGACTTGTTTATTAAATCCTGGGGCTATATTTACTCTTGTTAATGGCATGCAATATTATACCACTTTGGTGCTTGTAAATCTATTGTTTGTCTTTTGCTTCTTTATGTTCTTCTTGATCAATTTCATCAATTTTAATTGGTCCATGAGTTCTATAGTCACCATATTTTTCTATCATTTGTGTAACTGAGCTTACTAGAATACTTGCAAAATTGTAAGTAGACCTTCTATCTAATTTAAAATGTTTTCTTACAATAATCCAAAATATTTCTTTCCAAGAAAATTCTATAAGTAAAAAATGTTTTTTAAATTTAAATTTCATTTTGATGCCAACCATGAAGTTAATATATATTTTTCCTTTTGTAAAGGTGGATTACCTCTATGAACGTAAGGAAAATCAGCAGGGAAAAGGACTATTCTACCTTTTTTAGGTTTTACTCTTTGTGATTGTAACAAAAATTCAGTTTCCCCACCTTCGTCTACGTCATTCAAATATATTGTCAAAACCAATGCTCTGAAACAAATTTCTTGATAATTTCTTTCGACATGCCAAACATGATAACCTTCACCAGGTAAAGTTCTTTGAACTTTATAAGGTGAAAAATGTAACTCTGGCATATTTATAAAACTAGTAAATCCAGTAGTGTCATTATATAATTTTATAGCTTCTCTTAAATAAGTTTCACAAGTATCTAATTCTGGTATCCAATTGTGACCTTTGAAATAATGAATTGCTAAATCTTTTTTAACTATTTCTGTTGAGTTATCAGCTTCTTTTCTATTAATAGCTTGATTAGACTTATTTAATTCAAAACTCGAAATTATTTTATTACAAGTTTCTTCATCAACGTAATTATCAAAAATTCCTATAAAATCTTTGATGTTATTAACTTTTTTTATTGGTTCACTCATACGTAATTTATATTCATGTTTATTCTTAAAAATTTATCAGTTTGTGAAACACTTGCGTGTTCTTGATCGTTATCAAAAAAAATAATTGTATTTTCTTTTGAAACAACTTTATCATTATTTTTAAATAATGTATATCCATTATTTGTATTAAAAGAAAACAAAGCTACCTTAGCGTTAGGAGTGTTTACTTGATCCGTATGCCACCCATGTTTTATGTGATTTTCTTTTCGTGTATAACAATTTAATTTTACTCGGAGTATTTTTGTAAAATTTATTTTACCAATTATAGGGTGACATAAATAAAATAAATCACTTTTTTGACGATCATCCATGTATAAAATATGAGAAAAAAAGAAATCGTCATTCACATCAACAACTTTGTTTTGATAATACCAAGGGAAATCATCGGACATTATAATTTTTTGTAAATTTTTAAAAATATTTTCATTAAGAAAATTTTCTTGTATTTTCATTTTCTCATTATTGGATCTGTTTTTTTATTTCTTCTATCGTACTTCCATTCTTTATTGGGACCATTCTTATCTACATAATGTAAAAAAGATTGTATGTGATAGTCTCCTAAAAATGGTTCTCTCCAATGTTCAACATCGCATCCTAAATAAATTATTGCGTCCCCTTCATTTAATTCAAAAGATGAATTTTCTACTTTGAAAGGCCATACAGTACCACAACTACCCCACATAATAGATACAGATATTTCACAAGAAGGACGATCTTTATGTTTTTTTAATTCAGCATTATATGTGTATACTCTAGAGAAACTGTATGTAGGAAACAAAGATAACCCTGTTTCTTTCTCCATTTTTGGTAATTTTCTTATAAGCATAGTGTCTGTAAAAGCATCACCATAAAACATAGAGTCGCCATTATTATTTTGATCTGTATCAAAATTATTTTCATTTCTTTCGTGACACAAATGTAAATAATGTAAACCTATTTCAAGTTCTTCTTTAGTTAAAAAGTTTTTGACTAATTTATATCTATCTTTTTTTATATCGCCCATGCTACTATTGAAAACCTTTTCCCTTTTGTGACAGGAGTTACTTTATGTTTATACATAAAATTACTAGGCCATATAATTAATCTTCCTGGAACAGGTTCTATATCTCTCATTAATTTATTACTTGGATCATAAAATTCTAAATGACCACCTTCATAGTCATTATTTAAAAACATGATTGCAGATAAAGTTCTAGGTCTTGCACCAAAATGATCAGAATGAATACTATAAAACCCTCCTGTTTCATATTTTAAAATACTTAATTCATTTATACATTCAATTGAAATACCACCATGTATGGGACATTTTCTATGCTCATACATTTTCATACCATTCCATATTATAAAATTTAAATAATTACCCCAATGAATTCTTGTTTTAGATGTGCCATCGTAATGGTTTAAAGGTAAAATTTGTACATCTCTTATATTTTTATCTATTGTGCAATCTTTTCCAATACCACCTAACTCAAACTCAGATTGTGTATTAACCCATTTAATAATTGTAGCTATATTTTCTAAAGGTAGTGCATTGTCAAAAACCTCTAAAAAATCATTCAAATCCATATGGATGTTTACAACAATTTTTGATTTTTATCTAGTGAATTAATTCTTCTATAAATATTTGTGGACAGCCTGACATTTCATAAATAAATTTAAGAACATTACCACTTGGTATCGAGCTTACAGATGTTACATCTATCCCCTCTAAAAAAGAAACTAAAGTTTTAGCATCTTCGTCATTATCATACTCTGACCAACATTTTGCTTTGATGTTATCTATCAAACCATTTCTTGTTATGTTTAAAAGATTTTGAGCTTCACTAGCATCAGAAATTGGATCAGAATCATTCATTGTTTCCCATGAAACTGTGTCTCCACTTAATGTTGGAGTTACCCAACATGATTTTGTATATTCTTCATCGCTGCATGTTTTCACTGTAGCGTTTGGATATCTTGCTACCCACGCATCTTTTTTTTCATCTGTTGGTGCTAAACCAACTCTTCCACTTTCCATAAAAATTATATGTTTACTCATAATTAACTCGCATCGTCAAAGATTACTAATTTTCCAGGATTTCCTGGTGAACCCATACCATAAGGTGATAAACCTCCTGGTCCAAAAGTTCTTATAAGGTTTCCTGCAAAGTAAAACCAATCATTTGTAGACGTTGTAGATTTTACAACAGTTTTATTTCCACCACCATCTACTGATCCGACAGTTCCAGTTCTTGGTGATACTGGACCATTTAAACCACCAGCTCCACCGTTTAAAGTAAATAAGTTTGCAATACTTGTTGAACCACCCGCATTTCCTGGAGGTCCGTTAGGGTGATGAGGACCAATACCTCCTCCTCCAACTGCATATGGTTGTGAGAAAGGTGCCGATATAGGAGCTGTCATTAGTGCTATAACACTTGCTCCACCATTTTGCGCATCAGAGGATCCTCCTCTTGCAGTCCCTCCTGCTCCATTACCTGAAGCAGCATATATCGTAACTTTGTTTCCATTTGAAGTATATGTCCCTGAAGCAGGGCCATCAAAATAATGTTTTGGTTGAAATCCACCTCCAGCTGATCCTGAAGATGCAGATGTAATTCTTCCTTGTGCATCAACAGTAATTGATGAAAGTGTGTAAGAGCCTGCAGACACAGAAGTGTTTGCTAATTGATCAGCGCCAACAGCGTCATCAGCTATGTTAGCTTGAGTAACGGCATCGTCAGCGATCGCAGCAGTCACGACAGCATCGTCAGCAATTTTAGCTGAAGTCACAGCATCATCTGCAATTTGTGAAGTAGCTATTGTTCCTGAAATATTTGCAGCAGCAACTGTTCCACCTAAAGTATCTAAAGATACTTCATTCAAATTTGTTCCATCAGAATATGCTGCGTAAATTTTTGCTTGATCTAAAGTAAATCCTGATCCTGATGCAGTTTTAATTGTAAGGTTTGTAGGATTTGTTAAACCTGTTGCATCAAATATATAAAATTTTTCTATTGAGTCAGGTATTGTACAAACTGTGCTTGCTGCAATTGACGCAGTTGCAAATTTAATAACCATGTTTCTTGCATTTGAAGCAGCACCATCACTCATTACAAGAGCTAAGGTTCCACCACTTGATAAAGTAACTTGCTCAAAACCAGCTACTGCTTGTTGAATAAGATTTAAATTTGTATTTGTTTTATCACCCCATGTACCAGCATTTTCACCAGTAGCCATAAGTTCGAGTTTAAGATCACTTGAATAACTTGATGCCATAAAAAATTCTCCTTAATATTTTTATATTTTACATTAACTAAGCAGCTAAATCAACTACTGTCCATGTATTAGATACTCCTAAATCTACCTCGGACCATGCAGTAATATTAACGCTGCCAACAGAAGAAGTCAATGACTGCCCTGTAGGTGTAACTAATCCATCTCCTGTAATACCTTCCTCACCTAATGAAGATGTTAAAGATAATCCTGATACACCAATAATTTGACCAGGAATTTCTACATGAGTTCCTAATGACATAGTAGCTTGTTGACCAGAAACTGATTCTACAGTTGTTTGTACTAAACTTGTATTTCCTTGTGTCATGGTCATCGAAATACCAGTGACATCTACAGGAGTTTTTAATCCTCCTACCGCTGTACCTTGTGAAGATGTGATTGACTGACCAGTAAGATTTACAGTCGCTAATCCAGTTGTGCCTTGAACACCTGCATTTGTAATATCTAGTTGATCTTCTGATGCAAGTACAAAGATATCTTGATCAATTTGAAGTGAAAAACTTCCTTGTGTAAAGCTAGCTTGAGATCCACTTACAGCAACAGTAACGTCTGTAATTGCCGTTTCATTTCCTATAGATGAAGTTAAAGATTGTCCTGATACTTGAACAGAGAAATTATCTCCCCAAGCAAATTCACCCCATTCACCTCTACCCCAACCCTCACCAGTTAAAGTAGTTTCATCAACTGTTGCAGCACCAATAGATGAAGACATTGATATACCTGAAACAATAGCTCCTATTCCTATTTGAACTTGACCAACACCCATTGATTCAAGACTACCTGTAACAGAAACTAATGCTGATGTGCCTCCAACTGATGTGCCTTGAGAAGATGTTAATTGTATACCTGAAACAGTCACATTAGCGTTTGCAGAAACTGATTCTGAACCAATTGATGATGTTAACTGTTGTCCTGTAATAGAAGGTTGTGAACCAGAAAGATCTCCCCACTCATTTTCACCCCAAGTATCACCACCCCAACCAACTTCAATAATACCTTGAGCAGTTACACTACCAATGCTTGAAGTTAAACTTGAACCAGTGACTGCAACTTCAGAATCACCTTGTGCAGCCCAACCTCCTTGACCCCAACTTAAAGCTCCCCATGTTGTCGTGGTTATATCAAAAATACCACCCATGCCAATGCCATGGACATAGCATAAATAATAAAAATCAGTTTGTGATGATGGTGTTATTTCCACATAACGAGTTGTGGCTGCGTTAAAAGTTGTGGTGTTAGTGTAGTTTGTTTGGTTGCTTGAACCATCTAGATAGTATGTTACCCCTGAAGAAATAATTCCAGAGGTGTTTGTGTTTGTAGAAAAAATTAATGGGTGGTTATCATTGGTGGCATCGCTTTGATCAAATCTTAAAGTTCCACCTTCTACCCAACTTACTGTTCCTGGGCCTGTCGAATTTCTAGCACCGTTTAAATAAAAAACGCTACCTGTTCCACCACCATATAGGTTTCCTGAAGCTACGGTTACTGTATAAGTAAGTTCTGCCATAGCTTCAGGACCTTAAATTATGCTAATCTCAATATAGCTGCCGAAGTTGTGAAAGCTGGAAACTGAATTGTAAATGTTCCAGATGTTGCAGTCTTGTCACCACCAAAATCTAATACAGCCACAGCGTCAGTAGTATTTGATCCACCATCAGTTGTTGTGTTGTAGATTAAAGCACCTCTTGCAGTAAGAGTTACGTTTTGAAAAGATAAATCAGCAAAATCAGTAATAGCTACTGATGACGAAACTTTAACGCCTTGATTTACCAAAGCACTTCCACCAGCTGAATAGTTTGGTGATGATACTTCGTTTGCAGTTGTGTAGTTTGTAGTTGATTTACCTAAAGTTGCAGAACTTGTGAACATCGCTAACTTATATGTGTCAGAAGATGTATCAAAGTCATGCTTACCTTGTAGTAATTCTTTTTTAAAAGAATCACAGATTGCATTTGTTGTTATTGCCATTTTATTCTCCTTATATTTTATGGACTAGGAGAATCGACTTTTATTCTTGGAACTCCGTCAGAGTATTCTCCTCGTCTTCTTCTACCCATTTGTTGTAGGGCAAAATTCTGTACTTCCTCATTATACTTCGAATTGTATAGATTGTATAGATTGTCAGGACCTTTTAAAAATCTGAAACACTCAGCTAACACTCCATGAAGTAACATAGACTCTTGATACTTTGCTAAAAAAGTTTGATTAGTTGAAGTAAATTCTGGTGGATCTTTTATATAATTTATTTGCACTGTATCTGCAGCAGCTGGGGTAGGAGCTACGATTATATTGAAGTCATCCCAATTAGCAAAATATTTAGGTGTACCTTGAGCACCTGATCCATTAAATTCTGATATAAAACTTGTATCTCTTTTTTCTAAAAAAGTTCTAACTCCTGAACCTATATGTTCAATACTTCTTAAAATCAAAACGTCTGAAGGCATACTAACTGCTCTGTTACCCGCAGTGAAAGCCGATGTAGCATATTTCCTTAAATCATCATAATCAACTTTTCCAGCTATATCTAATTCTACATTTCTTATAAATTCTTGTATCTGAGAATCAGACAATACTGTGCTACTTACCTCAGTATAGTTTCTTACTTGTGTTAAAAAATCTGAATGTGTTATAGCCATTATGAAATACTTACCTCCACTGAACCTATGTTTGAAATAAGCTCTCTTCTTCTATTTTGTAGTGATGGATCCTCTGGAACCATACTATGAATAGTTGTTGTTATGCCATTTGTGGTTACATTAAATTCTTGAGTTTTAAAAGCAAAGTCTCCCGGTAATGATAAGTTAGCTACACCGACATGAATTCCACCTGAATCTGAAATAGTATTATCATTCGAAAACTCTTGAGATGGTTGTTGAAATTTCATTACTCTTGGATTTTTTAAAGCTATCGCATCTGCTTTATGGTATGGAGGATCAAGTTGTGGATGTTTTGGTTCAAACTCAGATATATGGACTAATGAACCATTCCATTCTCTAACCATTTCTTTATATGGAAAAGCCATTCCTGATCTATCAGATATAGCTTTAGATCTTTTACCAGTTGCGTATGACATTATACTCCATCTCCAAAATAAGTTTGAGGAGATATGTAGACAGATGCTCTTTGACCGTCTTCACTTAATGCTCTTAATAATTCATCCTCATATAATTGTTTTAATAATTGAATTCTATCTGGTGCTCTTTTAACAGATAAATAATATGCAAGACCTGAACACATGCACGGTAAAAATCTATATGCTACATCTGCTTGATTGGTGTAAATACCAGCATCTTGAATTCTATCTATCGTATAAAATTTTAAAGTTGTATAAGTTGTTGCGTCAGGAGTTAAATACAAAAATATTTGAGGTGTTATTTGTCTATCAACAAAATATTGAGAAGGTTGTCCTGTTTGTAATTTATTTGGTAATGCTGCATATGCAGATCTATCAATTTTTGTTAAAGAGATATCATTAGTTGATGCAGTATTACTAGCTGCAGCAGTTGTTGAGATATAGGCTTCTAATACATCAGAGACACTTGAATTAACAGCGTATTGTGCAGTCCCCGCTACTAATGGCACTTCGTTAAGAGAAACTTTCCAAAGATGAATTCCTCTGTTACCCCATTCAGAAAATAAAAGATTTAAACTTCTTCTTGCACTACGTAAGTCATTCCCACTATTTGTACGCATACCACATCTCTCGTATGCTTCTTCAATAATGTCATCGATATTTAAATCGAATGCTGTAGTTCCTGACGTAGCCATAATTCATTACATTAAATCTTTATAATAATCTAAAGACTTTCCCGGTGCTAATTGTTCATCTTGTAGACCCATTCCAGAAGTTCTAGCTGCACCATAACCTTTAGTTGATTTAGCTTCCATACCCATAGAAGCATACATCATTTTACCTTTTTTAGCTTTCATATTATCTTCGATGGCTTTTCCTCTTTTTTTCTCGTAACTTGATAATTTGCCATCTTTATCTAAGTCAGCTTTTTTTGGGTTCTTTAACATTGTATCTCCTCCAAATCTCATCTTTAAAAGATCTGCATGAGATTGTTTTGTTGATTTTTTACTTAATTGTGTTTTTAATTTTTTAATCTTAGCTTTTTTTTCAGGAGACAATGTTGCAACTTTATATGCAAGATTAGCAGCTTCAAATCCTGCAGCAACAGGCAATGCGACTCTACTTGCAACTCTTCCTACTGCTCTAAGTTTACCAAACTTTCCTGCTTTAGCTGCACTTGGAAGTTTACCACTTAATAAAGATTTTGTTTTTTGACCAGCTTTAAACAACTTAAATTGTGTTTGAGATGGACCCATAGCTTTTGAACTTTTAGGTGCTTTCTCAACTGCTTTGCCAAGATAAACATCTGCTTTTTTAAATAATCCTTTTAATTTATCTGATAATTTCTCTGCCATAGTTCTCCTAGATTTCTATCATACCACCATAATACTTCTTGGTAAAGGTGCTCACATTTGTTGGTTTACCACCGACTCCTTGTGGCTTACTTCTTTTTCTCGCAACGGCACTCCGCT